AGGATTAGAGCATTTAGAGCATTATAGGGAGGGAAGTAGTGGTAGACCTTTACACGATCAGCACTCTCACGCTGCAGATGCTTTTAGAACTATGGTTATGAGTATACATTTAAATCTCGTGCAACCATATTTAACTACAGGACAACAAATAAAATTACCAAATAAAGTAGGGGAGGCGGAAAAATATGTTGACTGGGACACCGATACAACTAGCGAAAAGCCGTTATGGAAAAGATTTCGAGAGTCTGATGGCTTTTTATCTGACACACGGAGTAGTGTATAGTGATGACAGAATTTTTGTTATGGCTATAATGCACAATAAAGATGCGTTATTAAAAAATAGTAAAAAAGAACTTGACAAACTAGACTGCTGGTATATACATTATGCGGCAGGAGATATATTACGCCTATTTGAAATCGCACCTTATGAAATGGAATGGGCTATATTTGAGCGAGGAGAGGATAAACCTCTTAAATGTTACAAAATAGATAGGATAAGGAGATTAGTTTATGGGCGGAGGAGGAAAGAAAAACCCACCACCACCACCAGTGGTTAAACCACCACCACCAGTTGAAGAAATTTCTGCAGCAACTATTGCACCAACTATTGTTCAAGAACAAGCTAGACAACAAGCAGCAGGAGCATATACAACTAAAGGTCAAAAATTAGGTGCTAGTGGTCAAGTACTAGGAGCTGATCCAAAACAATTAGCTACTGTCGCTCAAGCAACAGGTGGATTTAAAGAACAAAAAACACTTGATAAAATGGATTATATAAGAAATGTTGCAGACTTTTCAGATCTTAAAGCTTTTGGAACTGGTATGAGTCAAGCAGCACTTATAGCATCAATAAAAAATAAAGATTATCAAGGTAAAGGTGCTTTTGGTAAAATTCAAAATAAAGCATATCAAGAATATATTAAAGAAGTAGAAAAAGCAAATAAAGCTAGAAAAAAACTTAATCAATCACCAAGTATGACAATATAATGGATATATCATCTTTAATTCAAATGTATAAACGAGAAAAGTCTAGTTCTGAACGAGCTAACTTTGAAAACCTTTATGAATCAGCAGCAGATTTTTGTAATCCTAGTGCAGATAATATTCAAAGTAAACGTTCAAAAGGACAGCGAGATGATGTTGAAAGAATTACAGATATAGGTATAAAAGCAAGACGTATGTTTACTGCTGGTATGATGTCCCATTTATTTCCACAAGGACAAAATTGGATTCGTATTGTACCTACAGATAGAGATTTAATGTTAAATGATAATGTTGTTCGTGCATTATCAAGCACAACTAAAAAATTTATAAGAGCTATAGAAGATTCTAACTTTTATGAAGAAATGGGTCAATGTATAGACCATTGTGGATATATAGGTACAACAGCATTATATTGCGAGCCATCTCCAAAACGTATGCTTAACTTTCGTTCACACTATATTAATCAATTTTATTTTTGTGAAAACTATTTAGGAGAAGTAGATACAGTTATTCGTGAGTTTAAACTTACAGCAAGACAAGCAGTACAACAGTTTGGAGAAGATTGTCCACAAGATATATTTGATTTAGCACAAAACCCATCTACATCATCAAAAGAATTTTCTTTTATACATATAGTAATGCCAAGAAGTGACTTTAAATTAGGGTCTACAGATAAAAAAGAAAAGCCTATCGCTTCCTACTATATATCACTTACTGGTAATAAGTTAGTTATGGAGTCAGGATTTGATGAAATGCCTTATTCTGTAGCAAGATTTTATAAAACAAACTATGAAAAGTATGGTCGCAGTCCAGCAATAGAAGTATTTTCTACATTACCATTAATTAATCGTATGGAAGTATCTCGTATTCGTGGTGCAGAAAGAGTATCTAACCCCCCGTGGTTAGCTCCTAATGATGGTAGTGTAAGAAGAATATCTAATAATTCAGGCTCGATAATATATTATAATGCAGGTAATCCATTATCTAAACCTGAACAGTTAAGACCTATGGATAATGTAATAGTTAATGATCAAATGATACAAAAAAAAGAACAAGAAATATTAGATGCTTTTTATGTACCATTATTTAATCCATTAATGGATAAACAAAATATGACTGCATTTGAATCACAAGAAAGACTTAACCTTTCTTTACAGTTTCTTACTCCTGCAGTTAATCGTGTAAATAAATATTTTGTAACACCAATATTAGAACGTGCTTTTGGTATTATGTTAAGAGCTAATATGTTTCCTGAATTAGAAATAGATGAATTATCATCAGCAAGTCTTGAGTTTGATTTAGTTGGTAAAGCATCTATAGCATCAAGACAAATGGAATTATTTGGTACAATGACTGCTATATCGCAAATGTCACAAATAGCACAACTTAATCCTGAAATATTTGATAATGTAAATGTTGATAAAACTGCTAGATTTATTCAAGAAGTAAATATGATGCCAATAGATTTACAACTTTCAGAAGAACAAGTACAAGAAATAAGAAATGGTAGAGCAGAAGCTGCTGCTGCACAACAACAAGCAGCACAAGCACAAGCATTAAGTGATGCTTATGTGAAAACAACTAAAGCACCTGAACAAGGTAGTGGTGCAGAATTTATTCAACAAATAGTTAATCAAGGAGCAGAAGAAAGTTAATGGACATAATTGATAAAGTTACCTACGATTTTGAGTGGGATAATGAGAAGGATTTATCAGAAGAAACTAGACGAGCTTTTGTAAACCTTTTTGACACATCAAATAACGACTCATTATTAGTAGTAAATTTTTTAATAGGTATTTGTAAGTGGCAAGATCAAACAGAATATAATGATCCTGTTATAGAGGCAAAGATGAATGCGTTACGAAATGTAATATTAAGTATTAAAAAACAAATAAATATGAAACCCATAGAGGAGGTCACTAATGAGTGAAGAAGAAGTAGTAGAGTCTACTGAAGAAGTAGTTGAAGAAGTTGCAAAGGAAGCACCTGCAGAAGAATCATCAACATCATTTGTTGATAGTATGTTATCTCAAATTGATAATGAAGATATTAAATCTGCAGGATTTTGGAAAAATCTAGAAGGTAAAGATGCTAACGAAGTTGGAAAATATATTAAAGAACTTCAAAGTTTTGCTGGTAAAAAAGGTGATATTCCAAAGTCAGATGCTTCGGATGAAGAATGGTCTGCATTTTATCAAAAACTTGGTCGTCCTGAAAATCTTGAAGGATATGATTTTACCATTGGTGATGAGTTTGCAAAAATTGTTGGAGAAGATTCAGCACCTTTTTTTGAAAAAGCAGTAGAAGGATTTAAAGAAAAAGCATTTGAATTAGGTGCTAGTGCTGAAAAAGCAGAAGAACTAGTTAATTGGTATCTTGGTATGGTAGCAGAAGAACTAGAACAATCATCCGCATCAGTTAAAGAAGCTGATGAAGAAATGGACAAAGAACTTCGTTCACAGTGGGGTGATGAATATGATGGTATGATGAATGGTGTTATAGCATTACTTAAAAATAATGGTATGCCTGAAGAAAATTTAAAGTTTGCTATTGATACAGGATTACTTAAAGACCCAGCATTAGCTATAACATTAGGTAATATTGCTAGTAAATTTTCAGATGACCCTGAAATAGGACATCATCAAACTAATACTATGGCTGGAGTTCGTGACCAATTAGCAGAAGTTAATATGGAAATAGCAGATTATATTAAAAAAGGTACTAAAGTGCCACCACATATAGCACAAAAACGTCAAGACTTAATGAATAAGTTAGGTGATAATTTATAATATTTTTTGCTTGACATATAATACGTACTTATAGTAAGGATTTATTAACGAAAGGGACAACCTATTTAGACCCCTGTAAGTTATCGTCAACCTAGACGTTAAATAGCAGGCAAGACCTCCTTGTGAGATAATCAGAGCCGATTAGTCGTGCTGTTAATTCAGCGTTAATTATTAATTAGCCAAAACAAGGAGATAATAAAATGGCTTCTACAAGTATAACTACTGCGTTTGTTAAGCAGTATGGTTCAACTTTAGACTTACTATCTCAAACTATGGGTGGAAAATTCACAGGCACTTGCCTTGAAGAATCCATTGAAGGTGAAGAAAAGTATTATGATCAATTAGGTTCAGTAATTGCAAATGAAGTTACTGACAGATATGCTGACTCACCTGAAAACGACATTACTCACGCTAGACGTAGAGTTGTCGCTACATCTTATGATGTTGGTTTGATGTTAGATAAGTTCGATAAAGTTCAAATGTTGGTCAATCCTGAATCTGAATATGTACAACAACAGGTTCACGCATTGAATCGTAAAAAAGATATTGAGTTCATCAAAGGTGCATTAGGACAAGCTCAAACAGGTAAAACAGGTTCTGTTGCTGCTAATCTTGGTGCTGCTAACAAAGTTGGTGCTGCAGGTGCAAGTATGACTTTATCTTTATTAGGTCAAATTAAAGAAAAATTCCAATCTAATGGAGTTGATTTAGATGACCCAATGAACAAAGCATATATTGCAATTAGTCCTAAAGTTCTTAACGATATGTTACAAATTGATAAATTAACAAGTTCTGACTTTAACTCTATTAAAGCTTTAGTAGGTGGAGATATTAACTCTTTCTATGGCTTTGAGTTTATTGTTACTAACTTGCTACCATTTATTAATTCAGCAGATAGCGTTGCTAACTTATCTTGGTCTGCAACTACAGATGCTCCAAATGCTGTAGGTTCAGGAACTGCTGACTTAAGAGGTTGTATTGCTTATGTTAAATCAGGTGTGCGTCAGGTTACTAATCCTTCTATTCAAACAGAAATTAGTAAGCGAGATGATAAACGCTTTAATTACTATGCTTACTCTTGTATGAGAACAGGTGCTGTTCGTATGGAAGAAGAAAAAGTAATTCAAGTATTGTGTGACGAAAGTCCGTAACCATAGGGGGAAATTAAAATGGCGAATCAAAATTCAACACAAATAACTGCTGTCTATGGTACAAGTACTGATGCTATTACTGCATCTAGTCCTAAAGATGGAGCTGATAAAGTATTTGATGCAACATCTAATAGTGGTGCTGTTAAAACTGCAAAGTTTGACTTCAATTCAGCTTCTGCTGCTCAAGATACATTTCGATTAACTGTACTTCCAAAAGGTGCGGTTGTTCTTAATGCAACTCTACAAACTAGTGCAGCTTTAGGTGGGGGAAGTAGTACAAGAGTCAATTTCTTTATTGATGATGTACAAATCGGAACTCACGATTCTATGGGTGCTATAAACTCGGGTGCTGTTCAAGTGCATTCAGGGTGGGATCAAGCACCTGTAGCTGCTACAGGAATAGGTCTTGTTACTCTTGTAGTAAGTGATGCAAACACAGTATCAGGTTCAGTTGACTGTACAGGTCAAATATTCTACTACGTAGACAACTAAAAAGTAATTCAGTAGGCATCTAACTACCTTCTCTGTTAGTGTAAGTCCTACATTTTTTTAAGGAGCAATATGACAAAGATTGATATATGTAATCACGCTTTGCTTAAAATTGGAGCGAGTAATATTGCTTCTCTTGACGTAGATCAAAATACAGATAATGCAACAGTACAAAGTGCAAAGCTTTGTAATATTCTTTTTGATCAAGCACTAGAAGAAGTATTAAGAACTTATCGTTGGAATAGTGCATTAAAAAGAGCAACTCTTTCTAGACTTACAGAAACCCCAGCTTTTAAATGGAAATATAAATATCAGCTTCCAAATGATTGTGTACGAGTATTAAATGTATATGATGAATCAGAAGCATACGATGATAGAACAGAATATGTTGTAGAAGGTAGAACTATTCTTTGCGACTATGACCAAGTATTTTTATGTTATGTTTCTAAAGTAGAAGATGTTAACACATTAGATGCTTTTGTAACACAATGCGTTATACAAAATTTAGCAATAAAACTTTCTGTTCCTATGCAGCTAGACCAAGTTATGCAAAATAATTTAATCAAAGAATATAATGATGTAATTCTTCCTATGGCTAGAAGTGTTGATACATTAGAAAATAAATATTGGGAAATGGAAGAAAGTGATTTTATTTTATCAAGATATAATGAAGAACCAATAATCTAATGGCTATTAATTACACACAAGCTTTTAATGCAGGAGAAGTATCTAGAAAATTAGATGGTCGTAATGATTTAGAAGCATATAAAACTGGTTGCAGAGATTTAGATAATTTTTTTGTATTACCACAAGGCGGTGTAGAACGCAGAGCGGGATCAGAGTTTATTCAGTTTACAGGAACAGATGGATCAAATCCAGCTAGAATAATAGAGTTTGATTTTTCTAGTGATGTATCTTATGTAATAGAGTTAGGTACAGATTATGCTAAAGTACATTATACACAAAGCGGAACTGACTTCGTAGTTAATGTTACAGAAACAGATAATATTAATTATACTACTACAGAACTTCGTCAAATACAATTTAATCGTAGATTTGATACATTAATACTTACTTGTCCTACAAAAGAAACAATGGTATTTAAACGCACAACTATTGCTCCTACATTTACTATAGAAAAAATTTCATATACATATCCACCATTAAGGGAAGAAAATATTACTTCTACTACTATTGATGCTAGTGCTGCATCAACAAGTGCTTTTTCAGGAACTAATATTTTATTAGCTAGTAGTGCAATATTTTTTAAAGGTCACGAAGATTCAACGTGGGGATTAGAACATATAAGAGATGCAGATAAAAAAGAAATATCTGATACAAGAACAGCTGGTGGTGAAGATGCTAACAGTAGTAATTTAGATGTTAGTTTTTCTAATTGGTCTTTTACAACAGATGGAACTTGGAAAGGCAGTTTAGTTATTCAAAGAAGTTTAGATGGTGGAAATTTTGATAATTATGTAGTTATAGGAGATACTACAGGAGGTGTAGCAAGAAACTTTACATATGCTTCAACAACACCTGAAGATGGTAATACTCGTATAAGAGCAAAATGGATATTAGATAGTGGTACACAAGATTTTAAATTTAGTTTAGAAACAGATAATATTTATCATAAAGGATTAGTAAAAATTACTTCAGTTGCAGGGGCAGATGTTGTTATAGGAACTGCTGCTTTAAGTTCTAATACTGTTACTATAGATACTTCATCTGCTCACGGATTATCTACAAATGATTATGTGTTAATTAGTGGATTAGGATTTTCAACAACAGACCCTAATGGTATACACCAAATAACTGTATCAGATTCAGATACATTTACATATGCTTTAACAGGTGCAAATGAATCATATACAGAATCTTCAAGCTCTATAATAGAAGCTACATCAAGAGCAAGTGCAACTATAGTTTCAATGATAGCTGGTATAGATGATACGTCTGCAAATCCTGCAGCAACTGTACATTGGGCAGAAGCATCTTTTTCTACTTATCGTGGATTTTCTCCAGCATCAGAATTTTTTGAAAATAGATTATGGCTTGCAGGTTCTAAAGATGAACCAGCAGATTTATTTGGAAGTAAGTTTAATGAAATATTTAGCTTTCTTGTAGGTACACTTTCTACAGATGCTATTAAACGAACAATAGATTCTCCTGAAGAACCAAAATGGTTGGAGGGTAAAAGATATTTATTTTTAGGAACAGCAGGAACAGCAGTATCAATTCGTTCAGCCAATAAAGATGCTTTAATTACACAAAGTAATATTACTACATTAACTGAAAATGCTTATGGATCAGCAGCATTGCAAGCAGAAATAGCAAATGATGTTATTATTTATGTACAACGAGATAAATTAAAAATTAGAGAATTAGTATATGCACAAGGAGAAGATACATTTGTAGGTAATGATTTAAATTTAATTAGTGAAGATGTAACAGATTCAGGTGTTGCAGAAATGTTTGTTCAAAAAGAACCTAATCAATTAATATGGTGTATTAAAGAAAATGGCGATGCTTGTGTTATGACATATGAAAGAGGTCAACAAGTTAAAGGTTGGGCAAGAATTACAACAGATGGGGAATATTATAGTGCTGCAGCTATAAATGATTTAGGAGAAGATATAGTATGGGCTTGTGTAAAAAGAGATACAAAATACTGTATTGAAAAATTTCATTTGCGTAAAGATTTAAATTGGTATGTTGATGGTGGTGTTCAAATAGATTATTCTTCTTTGTCATATTCAAATGTTACTTTAACATTAAGTGGTAGTACAAATGATCAAAAATTTACTTTTCCCAAAAGTTCTGCTAGTGGATTATCTGCTGATGATATAATTAAAGTATCTAATTTAACTGCTATTCCAATATTAAATAATAAAACATTTAAAATTATAGTAGATGATGTTGATTCAAATTTATGGAGATTAGTAACAATAGGTACTACTAATGAGATAAGACCTCCATCAGGAACTTCTAATACAACATATACAGTATCTGTAAAAAAAGTAGTTAATACACTTACTGGATTAAGTCATTTAGAAGGTAAAACTGTACAAGTAATAGGTGATGGTAATTTTATAAAAGAAGAAGAAGTATCAAGCGGACAAATAACTACAGATGAGTATTATAGTACTTTATTAGCAGGATTAAAATTTACATCAACATTACGACCTATGCCTATAGAACCAGTATTAGCGGGTAGGTTATCACAATCAAGAGTAAAAGCAGCAGCTAAAATTATAGTTAGATTTTTTAAAACAAAAGGTGCAAAAGTTGGAGAAGCTGGTAGACAATTAACTACTTATAATGTAGTAGACACACAAGACCCTGCTGGACAATCAATAGAACTTAAAACAGAACAACAAAGATTTTTTGTTGCATCAGACTATGAAAAAGAAAAACTTATTGAAGTAAGTCAAGATTTACCTTATTCTATGACTGTGTTAAGTATTGCATCGATCGTAAACGTGGAGGGAATGTAATGGCTTTACCAGCAGCAGCAGCAGTAGGAATACAAGCAGGAGCATCAATACTTGGTGGTATTTTTGGTAGAAAATCAGCTAAAAAGAAAGCAAGAGCAGCAAGAGCTATGGCACAATATAATGCTAGTGTTGCAAGAATGAACGCAGAGTCTGAAGCACAAGCTATAGAAAGTCAGGAAAGACGATTAACTAAACAACAACGTGAACTACAAGCACAACAAGAAATGAGTGTAGCAGGTAGAGGTGGAGTTTTAGCAGGCGGAGATTTACTTTCATTTTTAGATCAAGCACAAGAAATGCAATTAGATAAATTAGAACTTATAAGACAAAGAGATTTAGCAACTATAAGTGGTGAAAATAGAGCTAGAGGTATTATTTATCAAGGAGAACAACAAGCAGCCGCAGCTAGAGCAGAAGGTAGAGCAGCTATGACTCAAGGTATATTAGGTGCAGCAGGTTCTATAGCAGGTGGGTTTGCTTCAGGAGCTTTAAAGTTTCCAACTAAACCAGTTATAGGTGGTAGTACAACTAATATATTAAGACAATATGGAAGTTCTAACATACAACAAAGTTTTGGTTATCAAGATTTTGCATCTAAATATTTTACAAATCAACCACAATTCCCAAGTGTATTTAATCAATAGGAAATAATTATGGCAATACCACTACCAAAATATAAACAACAAGTAAGAGTATCAGGCGAAGGTGTAGCACAAACTATTGATCCAAGTGCAACTATTCGTGCTGCTGGTGCTGGTGATGAATTAATGGCAAAAATTGTAACAGATGCTGGTGGTATAGCATCAGATTATTTTAATAAAAAAGCTGAAGTTCAAGATAAAGCAACTTTAACAAGAATTACACAAGAGCAAAATAATTTATTATCTAATATAGAACAACAGAAACAAGATGCTTTGTTTGGTAGAGGAGATTATGAAGGCAATGCTTTATCTATAAATGAGTTATATGAAAAAGTAACAAAACCTGAATTAGAAAAATTTCAAAATAAAATTAATCAAATACAATTTAATTTTAATGAAAATAAACAAAAAGTAGATGCGTCAGTAAATAATTATTTACAACAAATAAATACAAGAGAACTTGTAGAATTAAATCGTATAGAGATAGAACAATATAACTTTGATAGATTACAAGGTGCATTTGATTTAGAATACAAAACTGGTATATTACAAGATGAATTAGACATTTTAAAAAAAGACCCAGTAGCAAATGCTGACCAAATAAAAAAATACGAAGAAAAAATTAATGCTAATAAAATAGCATATGAAGAAGATTTTAAAGATTTAGAAAGAACAACAAAACCTAATGTTATAAAAGAAAAAAGATCAACATTTGCATATAATGCTTTAGCTGGTCAAGTACGACAAGCACAATTAGATTATAAAAATGGTGATTTAAGTATAGTTGAATATGGAGATTTGTTAGAAGGACTTAACAAAAAAATAGTAGATAATCAATTTATGTCCCCTATTTTAAAACAAACATTAGAAAATGAAGTAATTTCTAAACAAACTTCTGCAAACATTACATATTCTAAACAAGTTAGTACTGTAGAAAGTAAACTCGCTGTAAAAGCAGCAACAGTAGATGGTTTACAAGAAACTGATTTTGTAGATATAAGAAAACTATATGGAGAAGAACTTGGTGATAAACTTATAGATGATGCAGTAGCAGGACAAGTATCAAACATAGCTATTCAATTAGATAAATTTGCAGAAACTCAAAAAATAATTAATAAGTTTACAGAATCTGAAGACCCACAATCATTTGAAGAATTTGTTTTAGAAGCAACAGAAAAATTAGGAAGTACAAATGGTGTTTTGGTTAGAAGATTAGGAAGGGTTTTATTAAGAGAAATGTTAGAAGAAAATCCTACATTAAGTGCTGAAAAAGTATTTGGAAAAGCAGGTAAAGTAAAAGCAGGCACAAGACGTGAAACAATATCTATTCCATATAATGGGAGAGCAAAACAATTATTTTTTGATTTATTAGAAGCAGGAAATGCTCTTGATTTTTTAACTAAAGAAGATAGGCAAGAGTGGGAGTCTAAAATAGAAGGAGGAACTTTAGCATTAGTAGAAATGTTTAGTTTAGCAGCTAGTCCACAAGATGTTACAGATGAAATGATTGATGCTTGGCGTTTAAAATATGAAGCTCCTGTAGCTAAAAAAATAGCTCGAGAAACTTCTATTAGTAATCCTATAATAAAATTACCAAGCAATAATAAAACAGTAAACTGGGGTGATATGTAATGTCATTTAATGTTACTTTACCAAATGGAGCAACTATTAATGATATTCCAGATGGTACAACAAAAGAAGAAATAAAATCAAAAGCTATATCATCAGGTTTAGCTGTTGAATCTGATTTTAATATTCTTTCAAATTCAAATTATGCTGCTCATATGTCTTTAAATAAAGGATTAGCTAGTAATGCAAGTCCTGAACAACGAGCCTTAATAGATAAAAATTTATCAGATGATGATAAAGAAATGTTAGAAGCTAACAACTTTTACAGTATTCGTGATAATAAAAACTATAGTGATACAGAAGTTAAGGCACAAATAGAATATGAATATGGTAGGGGAGCTAGAGCTAGTCGAGCAAATAAACGAAATAGAAAAGCTATTGATGATAAATTTACAGATAGTTTAAAATCATTCGGATTAAATTTAAAATCTATAGTTCAATCATCACCATCAGCAGTTAAAGATTTTGTTGATTTTTCTAAAAAGTATAAAATTTATCCTATTTTAAACAAACTTAATTTGGGAGTACTATCAGCAGCAGATGTTGCAATTAAACAAGTAGAAGAAAAAGAACCTGATTATTTTAATGAAATGCAAGCAAAAGCTAATGCAACTGCTGAACGTGCATCTAAACTTCAAGCTAAATACTTATTAGAGTCTGATGTAGGATTTGTAGAAGCAATACAAGATAATAGATGGGACATTGTTGGTAACAGAATAGGTAATGCTTTAGCGTTTGAAGCACCTAAACTAACAGCTCAAATAATATTAGCTTTAATTACTAAAAATCCAATAGCAGCAGTAGGTTTTGGAGGGGTAACAGCAGCAGGTCAAGAATACGCATCTATGGAATTAGCAGAAGATGATTTAACAAAAAGAGTATTACAACCTTTTGGAGTTGGAGTTGTTAATATAGTTACAGAAAAACTTGGTACAGGTAAAATTCTTGATGATTTAATGAAAAGACAAATAGGTGAAGGTATTTCTAAATCTATAGTTAAAGAAGGATTAAAAGGTGCAGGTAGAGGTTTTGTATCTGAAGGATCAGCAACTTTAGGTGAAAATGTAATAGCTAAAGCATTTGGTGAAGAACTAGGATTATTAGATAATGTATTATTATCAGGTATTGTAGGGACAATATTAGATGGTAGTATTGCTAGTCTTGGTACAGGTATTACAGAAGGAGATGCAGTACGAATAAGAAAGCAAAATTCTAATGAACAAATAGACGCAATAGTAAAACAAAGTCCAATATTAAATCAAAATTCTGAAACAGCACAAGCTGCAACAGAAGCATTAAAAAATCCAACTGAAGAAAATGTTGATAATTTAAATAAAGTTTTATTTGATGACACACAAGAACGAAATGCTGTACAAGAAAAATTAAAACAAGCGGAAGAAGAAACTGCACAAGAAGTTACACCTACAGAAGAATTAACTCCTACAGAAGAAGTTATACCTAAAAGAAAAACAGAATCAGATATACAAGGTGTTCCTCCTGCTGAAAATGCACAAAAAACACAATCTGCTACTACAAAAGGAACTTATATAAAAACAGCAAATGTATTAAATAATATAATTCCTGAAGGGCAAATATTAGATTTTGGAGCAGGTAGAGGTATAGGTGCAGAAGCTATTAATGCTAAAACATATGAGCCATTTCCTCGTGAAGGATTTACTCCTGATTTTACTGACGCTTCAAAAATACCTTCTAATAGTGAAAGTAAAATTAATTCTTCTAGTGTTATTAATGTTGTTCCAAAAGATATTAGAGATGGTATTGTTTTAGATATTGGTCGTATTTTAAAACAAGATGGTGTTGCAATTATCACATCTCGTACTGAACAAAGTATTAAAAAAGGTGCAGAAAATATAAAACTTTTTGAAGGAGAAGAAGGTGCATATATAGTTGGTAAAGAAGGAGAGCAAACTTTTCAAAAAGGTTATTCGCAAAAACAATTAGTTGAATATGTACAAGGTATATTAGGAAATAATTTCGAAGTTACTAATGCACCAAAAACAACTGATGGTAAAAATATAAGTGGTTCTGCTGTATTAATTAAAAAACTAAAAGCTACAGAAGTTACACCTACAGAAGTTACACCTACAGAAGTTACACCTACAGAAGTTACACCTACTTTTGTAGAAGATTTAAAAACAATAAAAGATACAAATGATTATACTGTAAGTGTTAAAGAAATAAAAATTGCAGGAAAAAGCATTGATATAACCTTTACTTATAAAGATGGTACAAAAACAGCTGCTATATTAACTCCTCAACAAGATTCTGTAGATATAAAATCTTTGGTTTCAGATGTAAAAGGACAAGGTAGAGGAACTCAATTAATGCAAGAAATAATAAAACTTGCAGATAAAAACAATACTAAATTAACAGCAACAGCATATAATTTTACAAAAAGTCCTGTAGATTTTTATAAAAAATTAGGATTTAAAGTTGATGGAGAAGATGCGTTTGGTGCGTCATTTGTTAGCTATACACCTACAGAAAAAGTTACACCTACAGAAACACCTACAGAAATACCAATTATTAAAACTAAAAAAGGATCAGTAATAAAGCGATACCAAGATAATGTAGGTAAACGAGTAGGAAGTAAAATATATGTACATAAAAATTATGCAAGTGAAATAGTACCAAAAGATATACTAGATGCTGCTATTGCTAAATTACCTAGTGACTTTGCATATAATACTATAACTTATGATACAAAAACACAATCTGTACGATTTGATGAAGCACCTGATTTTGATACTGCAACAGAGCCAAGAGTTGGTAAAATATTTACAGTCAACAAAGATGGTC